TCATATTTCCTCGCATAAATTAATATTGATAAAACTAAAATTGAAACAATTATACCTGTAAAAAATAAACCTATCATACTACTTTTCCTTTGTTTTCACCTTCTTTAATAACATACTTTTGTGTACCATTTTTACCATGTTCAACAGATTTTTTTAAATCTTTTACATAATTCATCTGTTTAGCTTCTTTGTTTATGTGAGCTATGTAATCTAAAACTTTTTTAGTGATTCGTCCCGTTGCCATTTTTATAATGCATCTCCCTATTTTGATCTTTTAATTTTTCTATATCTTCTAAAACTTTATCCATTTGTTTACGTAAAAACTCGATGTTTACCTTGTTTAAAGCCATTGACTCGATATGTGCATTTAACTTGTCCGTGGTCTTATAAAGATCCTCGATCATCATGTACTGCTCAGAATCTGCGGGCAATGAACCTAGTTGTCCACGTGGCCATTTAATTCTAAACTCTGTATTCTCCTCCAGGTCCTTTTCCATTATTTGTATACGTGTGTCTGCAACATTAAGACGTTCTATAATCTGAAAGTAACCCATTGTACCAAGTGCCACGATGATAATCAAAGAGGCAACCGTCTTCATTGGCATTTGAACGGCTGCCTCTTCCGATATGTTGAGTGGTTTTTTAGTCATAAATTATTTTGACCAAAGCCAATCTTTTACTTTTTTAAATGGCCATGAAACTATGTCCCAAACCCATTTTATAATTTTTTTTGCCATATCATCCTCCTTTATTATTTGGTGATTACAGATTAAACAATTACAACCAGGCACTGTCAAGCATTGAGCAGTGTTTGGTGTAGGTCCAACTCCCTTACAATGACAAGGATGAAGACAATTTATACATACTAACATTTCCATCTTCTTCTTGCCTGTCTTATTCTAGAATTAGGATCATTTCTAGTTTTTGCACTAGCTCTTTTTAATTGTCCTAAAGATCTTGCACAATAACTTTTTCTTCTTTTTGCAGCTTTTGATCCTTTTTTGACTTTACCTGTTACAGCTGTTTTTAATTTTGATCCGGGGTTTGCTCTTCTATAAGCAGCCACACCAGCTGCAGTCATTCCCGCACCCTTTTCAGTTGGTCTGAAATTTTTTTTATTTCGAGCTGGCATAACATCACCACCTCTTTTAAATTCTTCAAATTTTTTATACATATTAACCTGTATATGTTATAGTTACACTTCCACTTGCTCCAGTCAAATTATATACTAATCCGTTCTTTAATAATATACCAGAGCCAGGCACATAAACTTCTAATCCCTCAGTTCCGTAATTAAATGTGGCTTTTGCATTTCCAGGTGAACTAGCATCAGCAGAATCATAAAAAACAATTGCTGCTGACGCTATGCCTTTTGCTTGTATAGAGGTAATTCTCATTCTCCCAGCTTTGCCAAGAGTATTTGCACCAACAGTAGTCAATGTTAGTACATTTTGATCTGATGAAAAACTACCTCCACCACTCATAATTATTTATTCGAAGTTGTTAGGTTAGGACCTGAAAACTTATCTGTTAACAAAGTATATGCTGTAACATGTGTTTTTGTTTTACAAAAAATACCTTTTGGAAACAAAATACCGTCTTCTGGAAAATTAAAATTAATAACATCACCTGTTGGAACATCTGCAAAAAACAGAGTTGTTCCAGAATTTGAGGTAGTAGTTAATTCTAACTCTCCTGCACCACCACCACTCGAAGCAATAATTATTCCACGTAGTCTAACAGGTGCTGCAATAACTGCGTTTGGCCCTGCCGCTGCGTTAGATCTCGTTGCTTGTATGTCAGTTTTGGCTGCCATTTTATTCTCCTAGTTTGTGGCTCCCAAAGGAGCCACTAATTAATTAACCATATATTTTATACGCAATCACCCAAGTAAATAATCCTTGAGCAGATGCATTTGTAGTATTTGTGATCTGTAAGAATATATCTCTTGTTGCATTGATTGAGGTGTTAACTCTTGGAGACGCAGCAGGTGAAGCATCACTTGCAGTTGTATCTAATAGAGTTAAAGTGTAATGAGCACCTTCAGGTACAGTAGTTCCACCATCTAAAATTTCATCAGTAGATGCAGCTACTAATTGAGCACCGCCTGTAGCAGTTCCAACTTTGTAACCAATGTCACCTGAAGCAACAGTGGGTGCAGATGTGCACACAAGCTGAATGCTTGTAATAATTGATCTTGCAGGTTGTGCGAACGTAACCTCGTTTGTTCCCGCTGTAGATTCAACTTTTGCAGTTGCCACAACACCTTGACCTTGTATTTGTGTTCCAACGTACTGACCAGATGAATTTATCTCAAAAACATTTGTGAAAGCACCTGTTGAAGTATTTTTAGTAGCACCAATAAAACCGTTTTCCGATCGTACCGGTCCGCTAAATGTAGTATTTGCCATAATTTTCTCCTTTGTATAGCTTTGATTATGCCGTCTCTATACCGTCTGCCTAGCCAGTCGACATAATAGTTTTTTCTAGGTCTTTTGATTATATAGGAAATAGTGCAGTTATCCAATAGGTTACCAACTTTGTATCTCTCCCATGTTGAAAGCTATTGCAAATTTGGAAGAATCCTCTTCATTTGGTGCGCAGCCATGTGTTAAAAAACCACTAAAAACCACAAATACACCAGGTTCTGGTTTTACTTCCTGTCTTATTTCAGGAAAAATCAAATTTTGATTTGATGAATTTAAATAAATAACTCCTGAACAAGGATGCCCAGAATGTTTATGAAAACTGGTAAAACTATTTTTTCTCAATTCTATACCCCATGAATGCACAAGATTAAAAGGCTCAAGTTTAATTTCACTGTTGATATAATAAACAATTTTTCTTAAAGGATCTAAAAATTTTTCTTCTTTATTAAAAAATTTCCAATCAGTCATCAAACCTTTGACATTAGTGATTGGTTTAAACTGATGCTCAGTTCCCCAACAACCTTTTATTGTTTCTATTAGATAATTTGAATCTAAATCTATTTTACCTTTAATGAAAAAATATTCTTGTTCTATTTTTTTATTGAAAAACTTTTCAATGAACATGGCTTCAAATAACACAAAAAAAAGGGCAGTGCAAATAAATGCACCGCCCCTTTTAAGTACCCGTTGTCGGGTTAACTGTTAACTATTAGCTAGTTGGTAAGTTTCCGTTACCAAAAATACATCTTGGATCAGAGAATCCAAAAGAGTATCTTTCTCTAGCTTTGAATCTTACGTTTCCAGTATCGAAGTCACCTTCCATTGCAGTTTTGATTGGTGATCTAACAAACATTTTTAGTCCATTAGGCACATCAGTCAATAAGAAGAAAGAATCTGTATCAGTTAGGAAGTTATTCACTGAATATCCTTCTGGTACCATTCCCATGCTTCTTACAGCATTGATGTCATTATCTGCAGTTCCTGTTCTCATAGGAGACTTCATAATTCTCTCAGCAGTAAACTGTAATTCTTTTGGAATTATCATTTTTCTACCTTGAGCAGCTATTCTTAAGCCTCTCTCATCGACAAAACCAGCAATGTCAATCAATGACTGCTCTAGTGAAGTTTCGTTAAGATCTGCAGCTGTTGCTAAAACATTCGAGAAAGTTCCTCCTGTTGCAAGTGGGTGAGATGCATTAATTAATGATACTCCGTCACCACCTGTTACAGTTGTAACTTGCGCGTTGTTTAACACATTAGCAGCTTTAACTTGCTTCGTGTTTGCCATAGATCTTGCAAGAGCTCTTGTGTATCTCGCTGCAAGTCTATCATATAGGTTATCTTCGATTGCTTCTTCAGTAATTGCAAATGCTAAAGCAATAGTTTCGTGGTTGTATCTAGCAGTGAAAGTTTCAGTTGCTTGATCAAACACAACTCCAGCACCTTCTTGTTTAGTTGGTGCAGAAGCGAAACCTGCTAACATTACTTCTTCTTCAAAAGCTCTGTCAGATGTTTCAGTAGCATAAATCTCAGCATGCTGATTTTCATATCTACTATATTCCAGGCCGAATAAAGCATTCAAACCTGGCTCTAGTTCTTTAACTAGTTGTGATCGTGATATCGCCATAGTTTAACTCCTTTACGCTATACCTGTTCCACTTCTATAGAAGTGATTGTTGATTCTAACTAGTACATTCGCATTTGATGTAGCAGTGTCAGAATTTTCTGGATCTTGCGAAATATCAATTGCTTGAACAGCAAAAGTTGTTGCAGTTCCAGAAACACTAACGTCTAGCATCGCTTGTGAAATACCAGTTGTTGTACTACCATTGTTACTGTCTAACGAGTAGTTTTTGAAAAGATCCGCTCTTGTAAAAGCAGCATCCGCATTCATCAAAAACACAGCATCTGGATCATCAACAACGAAAGCAACAATGTCACTTGCGTTTGTTGAAGCCGGATAAAAGTTTTTGTATGTAGGCTTCTGCGTAGTTGGATCTGTGTAAAAACATCCGTTAAATACACCCACAACAGCTTCCGATGTATTGAAAACATGTCTCTCAATATTTCCAGTTGATACAGGTATTACCAAATCACCTTGGAAGATATTTTGATCGTAGTTAGCTTTAATCGTATATCTGTTTTGAGCACCAGCCAATGGAGTACCATCTAGTTTTCTGTATGGTCTTAGACCAAACTTTTCTAGTTGATTTGCCATAGTTGTTTAACTCCTTTTAAACGTTTTTATTTATCCAAGCTACTTGTAGGTATCGCAAAAATATTACTTCTTACGAGAACCGCCAAAGGTAACTCTAGACTGCCTATCAATATTGATTGGCATGTCCGGGTGTTGTTCCTTCATAAGATCCCTATCAATCGCGTCTGTTCTATCTTGAGTAATTTTTTTAAAATACTCAGCACGTTGTTTCAGAATCTCTTCTGGTATCCTTGCCAACACAAGGCCCCCAATTCCGACAAGCCCAGCATGTTTGCCTTCAGAAATGACTGGATAATCGTTTGGACCAATTTCACTTATAAGTGTATCAGCCTTCACAAATTCCCAACCCTCTCTCAGTTTTTTCGAAACGTTTGCAACGTCCTCAAAACCTGCAATTGCAGTTCGTATCCATCTATGTGCATACCCCTGCGGAGCAGCTGGCGCATCCAAACTGGATGGTGGAGTCCAATCTTTTTTTCTAGTTTGCTTAATTCTAGTTTCAGACTCGCGTGAAGTTTTTATTTTTTCCATGTTATACTCCTTCCTTCACGTATTTTGCGTATTCCTCTAGTGGCACCCCTAATTTCTTAGCGATAACTACCTGTGATTTGGTGAGTTTCACAGACTTGCGTCCACCTGATCTTCTACTTACAGAGGCAACATTTTGGACGGGTGCTGCCTTCTGCGGTTGTTCTTCAGTTGAAGATTCGGCAAACTTCTGAGGGAAATATTCCTTCATACGTTTGTTGATTTGATTATAATACTCATCACTTTCCCCGTCAATTCCCTGCTGTATAAGATCCTCGTGGATACTCATAGCAGCACCAGTAAGCACTCTATCTGATCCAAACCAATCATTTTCTTCAGCCCATTTCTGCGCTCGTGGACTGATTGGAGCTTGTGGTTGTGCCTCCTGTTGGACTTCTGGTTGTGACTCTAGTTGTTTTTTCTGTGTCTCTTTTTCACTTAGAGACATAGAAACCTTTTCTTTTTCTACAGCCAATTTGGTAAGCTGATCATTTGCCTCCATAATTGCTTCTGTATTATTTTCATCAAGAGCAGCTTTTAAATTAGCTTTAGCTTTATCTCTTTCTGAATCGATTCTAGCATCATATTGTTTAAGATAATTTTCATCTGTCTCTTGATATTTCTTTTCAACAGAGTCAAATTTTTCTTTTAAGCCTTTTGCATAATCCATTGCAGCTTGTTCTCTTCTTTCTGCTTCACGAATTTGAAAAGTAAGTTTTTTTATTCTTTTTTGAACTTTTTCAGAGTAATCTTCTAAATCCCCTTTATCATCCTCAACCTTTTGCTCTACTGGTTGTGGTTTTTCTTTAGGTTCTTCTT